AAGCCTGCGGTACTCAGGGAACTCTGCCTTGACCATCTTCTCGGTCCAGTCTGGCAGCTCGAAGATGTCTCCGGCCCGCACCTCGTCCCGTATGCCGGGGCCATCCCCGCTGTCCTCGAAGGCCAAGATGGGGTTGAGCGTGCGCAGCATCTTCTTCAGTGGTCCGGCGAAGGACACCCGCTCGAAGCCCTGCCGTTCGAGGTATTCGGCCACGGTGCTCTTGCCGCTTTCCGCGAATCCAGTCAGTCCAATAATCATGCGTTTGCTCCTTGTGTGTAGTTACTTGGTGTTCTTGACGAACAGGTACATCGAGGTCTCGGGCGCTCCGGTCATCCTGGAAATCTCGGTGACTGAGGTGCCTTCCTTTACCAATGTCCTTACTAGTTGCATTGGTATTTTATTTCCTTCCAACACCACCCTACGTATATAGGTTAGTGAAGACAAGGCCTCCGGCTGGAAACGTCCGCCTGGAGAGTTCTTTTTCATGGCCCGCGCGATGGTCGGCACCGGCAGGCGCACGATCTTGGCCAACTGGTTCAGGCTGAACAGTCCCTCCTTGTGGAGTTCGTGTGCCAGATCGAGCTTTTCCTTGCGGTCGCACAGCGCTGTCGTGCGCCATACGCTCGCGGCCTTGGTCAGGGTCCGCAGCCGGTTGTCCCGGATGTGTTCTTCGTCTACTGGGAAGATTGCTTCGGCACTCATGCTGCGAACTCCAAAAGTTGAATCCAACGTTCTTGTTTTTCATCTGGGAAGGCGTTGACGATGCCTGACTCCTGGAGAGCTGTGACCACTTCCGCGAACTCGCGGGGGCGCATATCCAGGGAGCGGTTCATCGCCTTGTAGATGACTTCCCACTTGGCTGAGCCGCCCTTGCTGAGCAGGAACTCTTCGATGGCCTCTTGCTTCTTGCGCCACATGGACGCCGAGACGTTGTTGGCCATGGTGACCATGTGGACGAACCACGTCGAGCAGTAGTTGATTGCGGCCAGCATGTGCGGCAGCTCTACCTCGTCGCAGGTATCGAACATGGCCAGCAGGGTTGCGGCCTTCAGGATCGAGAAGGTGAGACGCTGTGCGCTGGCTTCGATGATCTGGGCCTTCTCGTGGCCCTCGGCTGCGTCCAGCACGTCCGTGATGAATCGGTTGAGCCGAGCCCAGGCGTCCGTCGTGCAGGGCACACCTTGGGTGGGGCCATCGACCTCAACGAAGGAGTCCCAGTGGTCCCGAGCGTTCTCCAGGCGCCCGAGGAGTTCCGTGAAGACGGGGTCTCCCTGCTTGACCTCGTTGATGTTGGCCTGTTCGAGGTAGTCCGACTCGGGCGTGCGCGTGGGAGGCTCGGCCATGACGTACACGAAGCGGGTCAGGAAGCCGGACTGGAAGTCCTCTTCCGAGAGGACCTGTGCCACCTGCTTCTCGATGCCCATTGCGTAGAAGACCAGCGCTGCGTTGACGCTCGCGCGGCGCTTCTGCTCGCCTGTGGCACGGAGCTTGCCGGAGACGCGGCCACCGTAGAGGTCGGTCATCTTGTTGGCCATGCCGGACATGTAGGCCTTGGACTGGATTTCCACGAGCAAGCCCTGGAACTCGTCTCGGTGCAGCAGCGCGGAGCGGTTCGGGCGCTCCAGCAGGGCGTTGTCCAGAGCTTCACCAGTGAAGTCGGAGCCCAGCTCGTAGCGGTAGTTGTCCTCGTCGGCCAGGGCGTTGACGAACAGGAGCATCAAGTCGCGGCTGGTGGACTTGCGTGAGCGTGTGGTGGAGCCCAGCACCATGAACCAGAGGTTCAGCGGCAGGCGTCCGAACTTCGGCATTGCGTGGCCGTAGTCAGAGAAGACCGTGGACAGGAGCGTGAAGGCTCCTGCGATGTGGTAATCCTCGGCGGCGTCGGTCTTGGAGCTGGCCCAGGCGAGGTAGTCGGAGATGAAGGTTGAGGCCATCTGGTCCTTTTCCTCTGCGGAGAGGAAGTCCACCATCTTGTCTTTCGCGGACGGCTCGATAGTCACGACGGCGTCAACGACTTCCGTGTTGTCCTCTACCTCGGGCAGGCCCATCTCGGACTTGTGGCGAGCCCGCTGGATGTCGGCCCAAAGCAGTTCGTCGGCTCCGTACTTGCCGTCGGCGTGGAACTTGTTGAAGGGGTGGGTCTGCGCGATGACGAAGGCAACCTCGTCGGTGCCGCCGCAGCGGAAGATTTCGTTGGTGAGCTTGAACAGGGCGTCGGAGCGATCCACGTTCTGCATGGGGCTGTTGAGCAGCTGCATGAGTAGGGGCGAGGCGCGTAGAGACTTCAGCGCATCACCCTTGGATGGCAAGGTGCCCATTTCCCGCTGCTGGATCAGCACGGACTCGGCTGGTGGGTAGGCCTCAGCGAACTCAGCCAGGGTGTAGAACTCGCCCGTGACTTCCCACGTAACCGTGAAGGGCTGGCCACCCTCGAAGTAGAACTTGGACCTTGGGTCAGAGTATTTGGTGTTGGTGGTGCCAGGAACACGCATGAGCTTGTTGCAGGCCCAGCCGTCGTCGAGGCCGGACTCGCGCTTCTTGTGAACGTCCGAGACGGAGTGGGACAGGGGCTCGATCCTGGATGGGTCCGAGCTATCCTCGATCAGCCAGTAGAGGTGCGTCTTGCCGGGTGAGGTCTCCGCGATCCCTGACGGGGGCACACGGGCATCGGAAACTTCGAAGGTGTCTGCGTCTGCGTGAACCACTGAAAGGCTCTTGACGTTGGCCTTCCGCGCCCGTGTGCCCTTGAAGAGCGACGGCGAGGTGTAGACATCCTTGTGGGCGTTGTCGATGCAGTATTTGATCAACTGCTCACGCTGCGCTGGCCACTGGAAAAACTTCTGGTTGGTCGGCTGACCGCTGCTGCCTACCAGTGCGATGACAGCGAGGCCGGTGTTGTCCCTGTGTACGAAGTCGAAAAACTCTTCTGTGATGCTCATTCAGCGTCTCCCAGCGCGTTACGCATTACCACTACGCTCCTTGTTGAAAAACCGACACCAGAAAGGGTCGGTAGATTTGTAATCCTATCAGCTGTTAGTACAGAGCTACAGGATGATGAATGGTCGGACTGGAGGATTCGAACCTCGTCTTCCCCCACCACTGGGGGTGCTCTACCTATTGAGCTACAGTCCGTAACCCTCTGCGTCCGGCCTCGATTGTTACCGGCATACATTCTTCGAGGGTGTTCCCCAAGCTCCTACTTATCGGTCACTTGGGTACGTGCTTGCTACAGCGAGAAACCGCCGCTGAGCTTGGCCTTACCGCCCGCTGCTGCGGACTTGACGGCAACGCTCGACTTCATTGCCGTGGCGGCTGCGTCCAGGGAGCGGAAGCCCTTGACCCGTTCCCGGTACTGCTTCGGGTTGAAGGAATCCTTGTAGCCGGATTCCTTGGTCTTCTTCTCTTCGTGGGTAACGTCGAGCTGAAGGCTCTTGCCCAGCCACTCGTCCGTGTCGATGTCCTTGATCTGCTCGGCGCTGAGCCCGATGGCCTTGCCGATGCCGATCAGATCGTAGGGCTGGTTGATCTTGGACGAGTCCTTCTTGTTGATAGTCGTGAAGGCGTTGGCATCGTGGAACAGACGACGGTTGCCCTGGTTCTTGCCCTCGGAGTCGGTCTCCCCGTCGGCAATCTTGAACTGGAAGTGCAGGCGCGGCTTGCCCTTGTTCTCGCCCGTCTGAACCTCCTGCAGGTCCACTTCGTAGATGGAGACTTCGTAGCGGCCCTGCGGTACTGGGTCGAAGGTAGTGTTGGTGTTCTCGATGGTCTCTGCGTCGATGTTGAGGGTAAGACGTGCCATGGTGATTTACTCGTTTCTTGGGTTGTTTGGTGCGTTGATTGTTTTTTGTTGGTTGAAACTATTCGGCGTCGGCGGCAGGATCGGCCTGCAGCTGCGCGTAAATCTCCGCGAAGTTCGGATTCGGGATGTACATGTCGAGCTTGCCCGTGCGGTCTCCGGCATCGTTCTTGCCGTCCGGCTTGGTCAGAAGGACTCGGGTGGGAACACCCTCCACGTCCGTGACCGCGAGGTAGAGAATGAGGTCCACGGGCTTCAGGATTTCCCCGAGGGACTTCTTGCCCAGGAAGTACGGGCTGGTGAGCAGCTTGCCGCTGTTCTCGTCCTTGACCTTCTCGGCGTGCGTGGTGAAGATGACGTTCACGTGCGGCGAACGGTGCAGCAGCTTGACGACCTTGATCGTCTCGTCTGCCACGAAGGCCCACAGCCCATAGCCGGTCTCGTTCGTGTGCTCCTTCATGAGCTCCTGAAGCTCGGAGATGGTGTCGATGGCGAAGGTCTTGTACTTGGTCTTGCCCTCGGCCACTGCGACGATGACACGGCCTGCCGTGGGGTAGTCCTCGCAGTTGATGACGTCGAGGTCTTCGTCGTACTGGCCTGCCAGAACCGACGTGCCGTCTTCGGTGGCCAGGATCAGGACCGGAGCCAGCTCGGGGACATCGGCACACGTACCAACGAGCGAGGTCTTGCCGATCTTGGGCGGTGCGTAAAGGACTGCGGAGAACTTATCCACCGCGCTGCGGGGCTTCTCGATGGGCGCGATGCTGCTCAGGTCGAACATTGCCGCCGTCGGCGGGGTTGCCCTGGCCTTGCGCTGAGTCTTGACTGCGGCCTTCTCTTCAGCCTTTGCAGCTTCGAGGGCCATTTCTTCACCAATGATGGCGTCTACCGCATCGTCTACTGCTGTGCTCATTTTGTGCTTGCTCCTTAGTTGGTTGCTTGTGTGTAGTTGGTGAGGTCTCCGAAGCCGTGACGGCTGCAGGTGTAGCAATCGGGGTCCGAGGGAAGGTCTCCGAGCTGGCCGTCCTGGACGTACATCCAGATCAGTTCCGTGCGATCAATTGCCTTCTCGAAGAACTCCGTACTGACTGGCTCTTCCCAGAACAGTACATCACTTACTTCATTGGTATGTCTAGGCAAAAAAATAATAACAGACGAAGTTACAGGGAGGCCCTGCTGGATGAAGCCTTGGGCGTAAATCTGCTGCTGGGTGCGGTACTGCATCGAAGGGCCATGCTTGGCCGCTTCCTTCGTGTTTCCTGCCCGCATGGCGGCGTGGTACTTGGCGATGGAAAGTTTGACCTTGTCGTAGCTCCACTTGCCAGGGAACTTGTAGTCGAAGGTGCGAGCCCAGTCCGGCACGTAGAGGTCACAGGAACCGCCCACTTCGCCGTAGCCCTCGATGCTGAAGATGTTCTTCAGCTCAGCCTCGCGCTGACTCTCGATGTCGTAGCCTGCCCCATAGACCAAGTCGAGCTTGTTCTCCAGGTAGTAGTGACACATGGTCCCGATGTGCGCTGCGTAGCCGAAGGGATCGGCCTCCCTGTCTGGCATCTCGCAGAGCTTCGCGGCCATCGTGTAGCCCACACAGTAGGTGCAAGCTCCCACCTCGGACGGGCCGAGCTTGACCTGGAGACTGCGATCGGAAGGCTTGGTGAAGGCCTTCAGCCACATGTTCTCGACCTCGACCATGCTCGGCGGGGCCTTGATCAGAGTCTCCGTCATGCGGCCACCCCCATCACTTGGTGCCGCTCCTTGGCGAAGGCCAGCGCCTCGGCCAAAGCGCCCTCGCTCTGTCGCCTCTGCTTCTCAGCTCGCGTCTCTCGCTTCATGGCGATGATGGTCCGGTCAGCCGGGGAGGTGCCTCCCATGACTGCCCACCTGTCATCGGTGTCCATGGCGAAGTTGAGGCATTCCGCGATGACAGGGCATTTCCGGCACACAGCCTTGGCAGCTTCCATATCCCGGAGGTTGAACTCGTTGGAGGTCAGGTTCGGGAAGAAGTCCTCGGGGTCCTTGTCCAAGCAGGGGATTGTCTCTCCGGCGTCTACCTTGTCGTTGACCAGCTGAAGGAAGTTCTTGCCGCTCACAGCTTGGCCCTCAGCTTCTCGGCCAGCGTGTCGATGTCCTGCTTACCCTTGTCACCCCAGGTGTGCACCAGTGAGGTGCAAGTACTTTCGGGCCAGTGGAGGACAAACACCTCTACCGCTTGGCGCTCAGGCTTGACCGTGATCTGCTGCTGGCCCTGCGTGAACTTGCCGGACTTGTTGCCCTCTTCGATGATCGGCTGAATGGTGTTGTAGGCGTAGTGAGCCAACCAGAACAGATCGTGTGCCTTGGTCATGGCTTGACGAGTTCCAGGAGGATGGCGTTGGTGTCGAGGCCGAGGGCTGCGTTGAGGTGCAGCTGCTCGAAGTGCGAGCCCTCGATGGCGGACAAGAAGTCACGCCAGTCAGCGATCTTCCACTCGGCGCGGTTCTCGGGCTTCTCCAAGAGGTTGTGCTTCTCGACCAGCTCACCCATCTCCAGCTGAGCCATGATGCCCTGCTTGGCTGCTGCCTCGTTGAATGCCTCGGCGTGCTGGAGGTACTGCACCTGCTCCAAGTGCTGCAGCGCCTCGGCTGCTGCAATGGCTTCCGGCTCGCCGCGCAGTTGGCCGGAGAAGATGGTGAATGCTTGCTGGGCTGTGATGGACACAGTTTGCTCCTTTGATGTTTCTGAAGTACAGGATGAAAAATTAAAGGGTGGGGCCGAAAATTTTTTGGTCCCACCCTCGGGACCTTTAGTCTTCGCCGCCAACCTTGACTTCGAGCGAGTAGCCGAAGTCGGCCTGCATCAGCTCGTAGGTGTCCGGGGTGACATTGCGCTTCACGAGGGCGCTGTCGAGCTTCTTGACCGAGTAGCGCTCGACCTCGTCGGCATTCAGCAGTTCCTTGGCCTTCTTCTCGTCCCACCGGCGAACGTTCTTGATGACGGTGCGGACGACGCCGACGTTGCGGGTGTTCTGGTTCAGGGCGTTGCGAACTTCGAGGGCCTTCTTGAAGGCTTCCTTCGCGGCCTTCTGCTTCTCGGCAGCTGCCTTCGCCTCCATGTCAGCTTCGAGTGCCAGTTCGGCCAAGTGCTCCAGCTCGGCGTCGGCAATCTCCGGGGCCGCTGTGGAGATTGCAGGCCCGAGGTCCAGCGTGATTTCACGTCGGGGCGATCCTCCGGTGAGGCCGCGCTCCTGCATGTAGGCCTTGATCCGGTTCATGTCCTTGCCCATCTCTGCCGGATCGGGCGAGCCCCACACATCGAACTGGAAACCGTCCGGCATGGTGACGATGCCCGTCTTCTTGTCCAGTTCGTAAATGAGCGGGTGGGAGTCTTCTCCGAGGTCCAGGGCGACGGCGGTTGTGCTCATGATGTGCTCCTTGTGTGTTTGGTATGTGAGTTTGTGTTGCGCTCGTTTACAAATATGAATCTACAGACACTACGTGCATGGTGTCAAGCCATTTTCAAAATACTTTTCTGGCGCCGTTTTTCGGCCTTGTACGCAGTGTTCGCGGCCTTACCTCGAGCGCAGGTCTCTTCACCCTTACTGACGTGCCGTGAGTACGCTGCGGTGGTCCCGCAGGGCTGCAGCCGTGGCTTTTTCCGTGTCCTTTTATGCGCCGTGTTGTAGCTGGCCTTGGCCACCTT